CTTGGGTAATAATGTTATTTGGACCGCACCAACAACGCAAAATTTTATCGAGAAAGGTCTTTATTTAAACTCTGACCTTTACGCCATAATCAACCTAATTATCAACAAGGTAAGCACGGCGCCAATTGTAGTTTATGAGGTTAAGGATCAAAAGGCATTGAAGTACTACAAATCAATGTCGAAATCCTTTGACAACTCAGGCGCCAAGTTCCAGGCTCAACAATACAAAGCCAGGGCATTGGAAGAGGTTAGCATTCCTGAATTAGACCGATTATTTAAAAAGCCAAATGAGTTCCAAACTTGGGACAACCTTTTAAAAGAAATTGCCGCATTCCGTTTAATAACTGGCAACGCTTACATTTACGGCGCTAGACGTGGCGAACAACCAAACGCGCCAATTATTGCTTTGTATTCTTTGCCAGCGCAATTCATGGAAATTATAAGCGGAGGATTAAACCAGCCAATTAAGGAATACAGATTGACGTATAACGGTTACGAGCGAATAAGCGCTAACAACGTTGGACACCTAAAAAACATTAATTTAAGTTACACGGCTGGCACGGCAAACCACCTTTACGGTGCATCACCTTTGCGGTCAGCGGTCCGCGATCTAACCACGTCCAACGATGGCAAACAAGCGCTTTTGTCTATGCTGCAAAACATGGGAGCGCGTGGTATACTTACAGGCGATGGAACGGTAAATATAACACGCGAGCAAGCGCAAGGTCTTAAAGAGGATTACAAATCCAATTACCAGGGCGCCAACCGCGCTGGCGACGTAATTATTACGCCAGCCAAATTGAGTTGGGTACAAATGGGAATGAATGCCGTTGATATGTCAATCATCGACACGCAAAAAGTAATTTTAAGGTCGTTGTGCCGCGTTTACGGCGTCGATGCTAAGTTACTTGGCGACACCGAGGCAAGCACGTTTAACAATACTGAAACGGCTTACAAGGCGCTAATTAATAACGTTGTCCGTCCGTTGCACATTGAAATCCGAGACGTGTTAAACAACTGGCTTTTGGAATCGTACGGTAATAAAAATCTATTCTTGGATTTCGATTACATGGCTTACCCTGAAATGCAAGACGACATGGATAAGCTTGTAAATCAATTGTCGGCGGCTTGGTGGTTAACTCCAAACGAAAAGCGCGCGGCAATGAACTACGGCGAATACGAGAACATTTTGATGGAGCAACCATTTATCCCACAAGGCTTAATGACTTTGGCCGAGTTCCAAGCCTCAGATGTTGACAACATAGACAATATGGGAGACTATGGCCCAGCCAACTAAAAAGGATTTAGCACTTGCAAAGCAATTGGACGCATTGCAAAGGCGTTACGAACGGCGATATGAAAAGCAAATATTTACCGCTCTTAAAAAGCAAATGCAACCGTATTTGGATGCAATTAAACAAGCTGACGGAAATATTAACCGCTTTGACTTAATAACGCCAGCGCCTTTGGCTGATACTTTAGAAAGCCTTTACGTTGTGGCTGGCACGGCATACGCCGAGGCTATGTATAACGCAATCCAACCACCAACAAAAGCAACTAAAGAAGCGTTACGCGCTGGATGGCGTGACTTTATGCGATTGTTTGCAGTTAGAAACTTGCCGCAAACGTTAATAAGCATTAACGAGACCAGCCAAAAGATAATCCGAGCCATTGTACTTGCTGGATTAAACGAGGGTCTTGGAGCCTTAGAAATAGCTACCAACATTCAACAAAGCATTTCTTTAATATTTAGAAACCGTGCCAAATTAATTGCCAGGACTGAGATGGTCATAGCTACCAACAACGCGGCTATGCAATCGGCGGCAACCTCGGATTTTATGTACGAAAAGAAATGGATTCCAGCGACTGACACGCGCACGCGTCCTGACCATGCAGAAATGAGGGCAAAGGATTGGATTCCGTTCGACCAAAACTTTATTGTTGGCGGTAACGATATGCGACAACCAGGCGACGGCTCCCAAGGTGCTGGCGCGGACCAAATATGTAATTGCCGATGCAAGGTTGTTTTTAGAATTATGCGAGACGCCGACGGCTTACCTATGCGTAAATGATTGCCTACGTTATTAACTTAGATAACCGCAAAGACAAATGGCGTGCCTCAATGCAAGAGTTATCGCCGCACTTTAATTTGAAAAGGGTAAGCGCAATTAAACACGAATGGGGGTGGCTTGGATTGTGGCAAACCTTTAAAAAGATTTTTCAAGAATGCGAGGGCGACGTTTTAATTTTTGAAGACGACGCAACTTACCGAGGTTGGGCAACCAGTTTAGAAAATGCAATAAAGGATTTGCCAGCCAACTGGGATATGTTAATGTTGGGTGCCAATATAAAAGATTCAAGACTTGACCGCGTCAGCAAGCAATTAGTTCGCACTTATGGATCGTGGACAACTCATGGGATTTTGTATTCGTATCGCTTTGCAAAGGAAATGGCCCAATTGGATTTGGACATACCAATTGACGAACACTTTAGGACAATAGTCCATCCAAAAGGTAATTCTTATATATGCGTTCCTTTTTTGTGCTATCAACGACCAAGCGAAAGCGACATTGAAGGCGGTTATAAGAATTATACAAGTATCTTTGAAGATAGCGAAGCAAAAGCCTTGCATTTTGTAAATCAATAATTTTATAGGTTTGCATTTTTTTTTAACCTTTTTATTTTTACAAAAAAAGACGCAATGATTTACAAGAATTTAAGCGAGGGGATAATTGAAGACGTCGACGACGTTAAAGGAATCGTAACGGGATATTTTTCCGCGTTTAACAATATTGATTCCGACGGCGACGTTATCGTTTCAGGCGCTTACAAAAAGACAGTTGCCGAAAACGGACCGCAAGGCCGCAATCGAATCATGCACTTGCTCCAGCACAATCCTTTGATGCCATTGGCTAAGCCTATGGAGTTAATGGAGGACGCTAAAGGATTGCGTTTTACCTCTAAGATTACCGAAACCAGTTACGGCAAAGACGTAATAAAGCTTTACAAAGAGGGCGTTTTTAATGAGCATTCCGTAGGGTTTGAAATTGTAAAGAGCGACAATAAAGCTGGTTACCGAGAAATCAGAGAAATTAAACTTTGGGAGGGTTCAACCGTTACCTGGGGAGCCAACGCAAATACGCCGATTGAATCAATGAAAAGCTGGGATAAGCCAAAGACCGAGGACATGATTGCCAAGTTTTGTGGCATTCTTAGAAACGGCAACCTTACCGACGAATCAATGATTCAACTTGAAATTGGATTAAAGCAAATTCAAGAACATTTAAAGGCATTGAACACTAAATCAGTTTTGGCCGTAGAATCCGACGCAAGTCAATTCACCACCGTACAAGACCCGACTTTGTCAATGGCTTTGGAGTTCGAATATATACCTAAATTCAAAAAATTTATTTAAAACAAAATGGACGCAATTAAATCACAATTAGATTCAGTACTTGCGAAATTGGAAGGCAACGAGGCGTTGATTTCCGACGTAAAGGCTATGAAAGAAGCGGGCGAAGAGTTCAGAAAAAACCTTTCTGCCGAAACCGCTAAGTTAAACGAAAAAGCTGACGCCCTACAGGCTCAACTTGACGGCGTAGATGCACGCACCCAGGCTAGCTTTTCCAAGTCTGCCAAAAGTTATTCTTTTTCTAGCGAGCTAGAGAAAGCGTTTAACTCTGACGCATTCGGAAACTACAAAAACGGAAACGCTAACAAAGTAAAGTTGGACCTTGAATTGAAAGGCGCTGACATGACAGTTGGAAACGCTTATACTGGTGAAGTTATCCCAGCGGACCGCGTTCCTGATCTAAAGTTTACTCCAAACAGAAAAGTAAACGTTCGTCAATTGTTGCCAGTTGGACAGACTAGCTCTAACCTTATCCGTTTCGTGCGCGAGTCTGCATACGACAACGCTGCGGTTCCAACTGCACAAGGTTCACCAAAGCCACAATCTGATTTCGATTTGACCGCGGTAGATCGTAGCATCCGTACAATCCCTACTTTTATGAGATTGACAAAAGAGATGTTGGACGATACCCCAGGCTTGATTGCTTACCTTTCTAGCCGTGCGCCAAGCAAATTGTTGAACGTAGAAGATACCCAACTTTTGTACGGAAGCGGAAGCGGTCAAAACTTGAACGGTTTTGCAACCGACGGCTCTGCTTGGACTACTGTTAAATTCGGTACTTTAATCAACAGATTCGACGTTTTGGCTGCTGCGGTTGTTCAAACTACTAAGAACGAATACGCGCCAAATGCAATCATGATTAACCCATCCGACTACCTTAGCCTAGTATCTACTAAGGAAAACGCTGGAGCTTACATTTTGCCTTCTTACGTTACAATGTCAGCTGGTCAAATGTTTATCATGGGCGTTCCTGTTTACGCAATTAATGGCGTTGTTGCTGGCGATTTCTTTGTTGGTGACTTTGCACTTGGTTCCCAATTGTTCGTTCGTCAGGGCGTAACTCTTGAGTTCTTTGAGCAAGATGCTGACAACGTAACCAAGAACTTTGTAACCGTACGCGTTGAGGAAAGAATTGCTTTGGCAGTTTACACTACTCAATCAATCGTTTACGGAACATTTGCAGCCGCTTTGGCTAACGGTTCCGCGGTATAAGTAAAATAGGTGTTTGTTTATAAAAGGGTCGCCAAATATTGGCGGCCTTTTTTTATTTATCAGTAAATCAATACCTTTAATCGAAATCAAAAATAAAAAAGCATGAATATCGTTTTTTTTGTACACGCGTGGGCGGGCACGCATAACTCGGGCGCCGAGTGGACCGTTCAACATTACGCCAAATATTTTCACGAAAAAGGATGCAGTATTGAAGTGATTTTACCTGAGGGCCAAATTTATCCCGACGGCGAAAAGTTTGCTTTTATAAAGTTTATAACTGGTTACTATTCAAATGACTTTTTTTTAGCCTTACAAAATGCAAGCGTAATATTCACCCATTTAGACAATACAGGCGTTGCAATTAATTGGGCAAGGCAATTTAAAAAACAATTAATTTTTTTAAGCCACAACGATTCCGATTATAGAAACGTCCGTTTTAAGCAACAAAATATTCACGTTGTTTATAACAATAAGGCAAACGAAAAGAACGTACAAAATGGGCCTTACCCAAACGCGTCAATCGTTTGCAAGCCGCCAATTTTTCCCGAGGATGTAAAGTACAACCGAAAGCATGGGCAATACATTACCCTTATAAACTGCAACGAAAACAAAGGCGGTCAAATATTAATTGAACTGGCCAAGCGATTACCAAAGCGCAAATTTCTTGGCGTGCTTGGAAGCTATGGCGAGCAAATCATGGACGACACTTTAAAAAATTTAAAGTATGTCGCGCAAACGCCTGACGTCCATTTAATCTACGGCAAAACAAACATTGTACTTGTTCCCTCATTTTATGAGTCCTATGGGCGCGTTGGTTTAGAGGCGGCAATTAATCGGCTGCCAGTTATTTGTACGCCTACGGACGGATTAAAGGAGTGTCTTGGCGCTGCTGGTCTTTACTTTGATCGTGACGACTTAGACGGCATGGCTGCAAAGATTGAAGAGTTGATGAGCGACGAAATTTTATACGATTTTCACCAAAACATAATGCGCAACCTTGCAGAGGAACGCCTAAAATACCAAGACCAAGAACTAGAAAGATTCTTTAATTTTATCGTTGACAAAGCAAAGAAACCATACAATGAGTGATTTATTATATAGTCCCAACAATTCGTCCTTTACAGGATATTCTATCCAGTTTGCAGACGTGGCGCCAGTTACCGAGCCAATCACATTGGCAGAGGCAAAAGAATACGCTAGAATCGACGGCAGTACAGAAGACACCTTAATTACTAGCCTTATAAAAGTGGCGCGCCTACATTGCGAAACCTACATGGGCAAGGCAATTATTCGCAAGACTGTAACAATTGACTCCTTTTCTTTTCCATACCAATGGCAGATTCCATACGGTCCTTTAGTATCGGCCAGCGATATTACTAAGGTTGTGACAATTGACCAAAACAACGTCGAGACGGCTTTAAATTACCAGGTAAACATTGGCTTATTTCCAAAAATTGCCATTACTAGCGGCGATCAATCGTTTAAATTTAAAATGATTTACACGGCTGGATTTACAACCGTTCCCGAGGACATAAAACTTGCCGTTAAAATGATGGTAAACACGCTTTACGAACGCCGCGAGGATTTCAGCGATTTACAGGCTATTCCATCGCCTTTAGGAGTTAAGGCAATCTTAATGCCTTATAAGACTTATAACTGGTTTGGCGCGTGAGGACTAATAAACAAATTAAGGCTGGCGATTTACGCGAGCGCATCCAATTCTTAAATCCAAATTTATTTGGTGACGGATACGGCGGATTTTATACAACTGCGAGCGTGATTTATATTTGCTGGGCAAAAGTTACAAATCTTAGCGGAGCGCGGCAAAATAGTGAGGACCAAATGGTTATAAAAAACCAATGGGAAATTTTAATTAGAAAAAATGAATTGGTGACAGTTACAAAGTCAATGCATATTATTTACAATCAAAGGACATTTGTAATAAGCGAAATAAACGACTTGGACGAATACGACAGAATGCTAAAAATTATTGCAACCGAACGATTGTAAATGTTAAGTATTGAATTTAATAAGCAAAGCCTTAATACGTTTTATAAGTATTTAAAAAACTTAGAGGACCAAGTTTCCGACTATGTACGGGCGGAAGTTGAAGATTCTATGCTTGCAATTGAAAGCGAAGCGGCAAACAATGTTGCCGTTGATACTGGCGCGCTAAAAAATAGCATTCAATCAATGCCAATTAAAGTAAGTAAAAACCAAATAACTGGAGGCGTTGAGGTTGGCGCAGCTTACGCGCCTTATGTTGAGTTTGGAACTGGGACCAAGGTAAAGGTGCCAAGCGAGTTAAGCGATTTCGCGGCCCAATACAAAGGCGATGGAGTTAAAGAAGTAAACTTACCAGCAAGACCGTTTTTTTATCCTGAGGTATTTAAACAACGGATAGAATTGCCAAAAAACATTGAGCGCACGTTAAAAAAATTACTTGACAAATGAGAAATATAAAACCATTTATTCGCAAGGCTTATTGGACTGCGTTAAATAATACAATTAATTTTAAAGGTTTATTAGTGCCTTGTTACGACACTTTTGCGCCTGACAACGCGCAATTTCCATACATTTTAATTGCAAATCAAACGCAAGAAGACGACAAAGACAACCAGGAATATAATTACATTACCACAATAACCTTAGACGTTGTAACGGCTGGGATTGCGCCATACGGACGCATTGACGCTGATCTAATCGCCGACTCTATTTTACAAATTGTTTGTCTTTATCCCGAGAATTATTTGGCGCTCCAGGTTGGCAAAATTGTAACGGCAAAGCTTATACAACAAACTAGCCTTTCAAGTATTACGGACACAAATATTGTGCACCGTGAAATAATGACAATTGAGAACTGGATAAATGGCTATCTCTTTTCTT